CTATAAATCCTGCCATAATATTTCTCCTTACGCCGAATTGATCAACAATTTATCACTTACACTGATTTTACGCGCAGCGGTTGCAAATATACCATCCTTAACCAACTCTGTTTGAGTGAAGCTGTATGTTGTGTTTAATTGGCGCAAGAACAGCATGTAGCCAATTTGTGCCTTTTGTGCCTCGGTTCGGCTATCCGCCAATCCGTATTCAGGAACAACATACAATCGATCTTCAAGAATTGCAAGGTCTGTGCAATTGTCAGGATTGTCGTAAACATCAACCCAAACCACTTCCTCATCAAACACTCGGCCAGCGCGTCGCATTCCTGCATTGGCTTCAAATTCACATGGCGCTGTAAAAATTTTAACGCCGTCGTCTGTGTTTACAGCAATTGTGCCTTTTTCCAAACGTACGCGGTAAGCAGTTTTGTGTTCAGCGCCCGTTAATACCGTCCAAGCGGGGATCGTAATTGCCCGTTCATACACGCCGGGCAAGAATGTGTGGGTTGTCACAATGTCGGCTTGCGGCATTTTAAGTAATTCAATTTCAAGCGCTTTGACCTTTTCAGCCATAGGCAACGCAAAATCAAACCCTTTGCCGTAAGTCACTGAGGATGGTGCGTATGTGATCATGATGCCATGATTACCCAGTTTGTACCGTCCGACACAAGGGTTGCCCATGCGCCTATGCTGGCAGCAAGGATTGCTGTGCCCGCCGAAGTGCCACCAATTGGCACAACATTGCTAGACGCTGACACCAGCGTCTGAGTTTGCAAATTTTTAAAAGTCACCACTCGACCAACCCATGATGAAGCTGCGGGAAGTGTGACCGTGCAAGTCGAGCCAGTCTTGTTGTTGATGACCCAACCCTCGTTGTCAGCAAGCGTAAAGTCAGCGGTTTTAGTCGCCACTACACCAGAACCACCATTGGCAACACTTAACACACCGTAAACTTGAGTTGCTATGTTGATAGTACCTGTTGAATTATTCAAGTTGGCAATGACCGAACCACCAAGGTTTAACACACCATCGGTTGTTACATCACCGGTTAAAGTAATGCCATTAACAATGCCATTACCCCGAACTCTGGTGACCGTACCCGCACCTAAATTTATCAACGCTTGAGCAGCCGTAGAAGCGCCAGTGCCACCGTTGGCAATTTGTGCAACGCCTGATTCAGATCCACCCGAAATTACAAATAAATTATTAAAAAATCGAAACCATTCCCGCGAAATTAACCCTGTGTTTGGATCAAGCAGGGCTACCCGCGCAGAAGGTATTTTTGTAATATTTGGTGAGGTATCAGGCATTGGTTGCGCTCATATTAAGTTCAGCACCCATAATTGCTATTTTTACCTGATCTGTGCCCGACACTTCATAAACACGGTCGCGCAGCTTTAACGTCATGCCCCATTGACCAGTTAGGCCCATTGAGCGCCAGTGTTCGTTACTCCAAGTATGACCACCATCATCAGACCAACGCAACATAACTTGTGGGTCAATTGCCGTGGCCGTAGGAAGACCTGTTTCAATTAGTATTTTGCCGCCTGTAACAGCAGGCCCGTCAACAATCACAAGTTGACCACCATTTTCTTGCACAAGTTCACTGCCACTTTCGGTCAGCATTACATCGTTAGACGCAGGGTCAATGTATTCCCACACAAGAAAATCACCATTTTCAGCAAGCAAATCGTCATTTGCGCTTGAAATGTCAACAATTACAATCGGCGTAGTGACATTAGAACTTATAGCGCCTGTTTCTGCGTCAAGCTGAAGTGAATGTTGGGCAGTACGTTTTAGATTGTTTGTGCCTGTAGGAAGCGCCCGCCATGACCGAAGCCATTTCTGCACTGCGCCGTTGTCTGAAAATACATCTAAGTCAAAAGCATAAATGTTGCCAAGTTCATGGTCGCCTACAACAATTTCGTTGCTAAACGACATTTGGCAATTTGACCGATGGCGGGTAAAAGAGCCGTTAATAAACGCGGCGCGCTCATGCCACAGCGAAGTGGCAACGTCAAACACCCAAGTGGTGTTGGCTGACGGAAAAATCAACACATAAAACGAATGGCCGTCTTGCTGGTATGTGTAGGCAATCGCATCCGACAAATTGCCATATTGTTGAATCTGCCACTCAACAGCATGGGTAGACACACGTTGCGCGGTGTAGCCATTAGCGCGGTAAACAATGCCTCGGCCACGGGCATCAGCGCCTAGCCAGAAAATGCCATTGTCTAGTTTGGCAACTGAAAAGGCTGCAATGCAACCAACTTCGTTAAACGCGCCTTGAACGGGGCTAAGTGGAAAATCGGCAGCGCCGGAGTCATACCAGACTTCAACCGAATTGGTTCCAAACAACCACGCTTCACGGTGGTCAATTAAAATCGACACCAAGCCGTCTGGAGAGCCTTCAGCGCTTGCAAAATCAAGAGGGTCTATGGATGTACCATCTAGCAAGCTAGTGATCCACAGGCGCTGGCTATTGGGTTCGTTGAACACAAAGTAACCATCCAAATAGCCCACGGTCACAGCGCCGGGGAAATCTGGGTCATCAATTTGTTTAAACTCAAGCGTCAGGCTGTTGTAAATAAAACTAGGGCCATTGCAAGCAATAAACAACTGAGTGCCGTTGTCCGACATGCTGACAGGGCCAGAAGACCCAGCTACTGTACCAATAGGAAACGTATTCCAAAGCGTGTCAATTCTGTATAACACTTCGCCGGATACAGCATAGCCATAGCCACCAAACTGCCATAGCCCTCGAATTGGGCCATCGCCCATGTTGGCCAGAAGTTTTAGGCCGGGGGCGCGGTTTAAAAACGCCGGTTCTTTTCCACCCTCGGGAACAGCCTCGGGGAAAAGATTGACCATGCGGGCATCGGCAGCATTTACCGATCGCGCAACATAAGTGCCGCCCAGAATCGGTGTTTTCATTAGTAGTTACCGGCGTAAATGTTGAAACGCTGGCGTGTTGCCACAATCGCATAAGGCAACGACATCACATCGTCTGGGTTATTGATACGCTTGAGATTGCGCTTGCTGGTCATGGCAATGCGCTGCACTTGGGGGCTTGGCTCAACGCCAAACTCAGGCGCAATTTCCATTGCCAAGTTGTAGGTAAACGCCCGCAGATAGCCTGGTGGAAACAACATTTGTGTCGCCAACGTAGCGGGCTGATTTATTTTTTCAACCGAAATGAAGTGCCATTCCAAGTCCCGTGTGGGCTGGGGGTACACCGTCATCGTAAAATTGGGGTATGTGTTATTGACAAAAATAACTTGCGGGTATGTAGATGTCACGGTCTTGACCGCAATGCCGTCATACTGCTGTTGATTGATAAACTTAATACCAAACGACACGTTTGTGCCTGGGTCACGGTAGTAAGTTGCATCGTCTAGCAACACGGGGCGCAAGCCCACAAAGTTACCTGACGGACCAAGTGTGCGGGTAATTTGACCCGCAGGCCAAGTAAAAATTTGATCTTGTGTGGCGAACACCGAAAGTCGCTCGGTGTTCCATGAGTCGATCATTTGATCAAGCGCGGTCAGCGCGTCATTTGACATGTCTGCCGAAGGTGTCTCACCTTCAGCCAGTACACCTAGCAAGCGCAATGCTCGGTTGATTTGTTCGCCAGCGGTGTACGTTGCCATTCTCAGACTCCTTCGGTTGCACCCTCGACAACTTGAGTTCGACGGGTAGATTTGCGTTTTGTCCCCAATACGTTTACAGGGGCCGCATCTTCGGAGTCCGAAGGCGTGTCTACATTGTAGCGTGTCCAGCCATTTTTTTCATCTGCTTCGGCTTCAAGTTCCATTGTGGCAACTTTACATCCATGATCAGGGTGGCTAAGATAAATGTTCATATTAAGAAAAGGGGGTGATTAGCCCCCTTTTGGTTAGGATGCTACCAATGGGACAGAATACCACTGAGTAGTAGAAGACGCTACCAACAATGAACTGGTAAGGTTTGTAATGCTATACGCACCGTTAGCCGCAACTGCATTGATTGCCCCGCCAGTGGCGGGATAAATATTCAACGCGCCAGCAGCGGTGTTTTTAACAATAATTACCATACCAGCTACCGCTGTAGGCAAAATTACGCCTTTAGTACCATCTGCCGCCGAAACGACATTGATACCCTCAGCTAGTGCAGCAGCATTGCCTTGATTACTGCCAGCCGCCGCAACAGCAGCAACAGGAAGACGAATAGCGCCAGTTGACGTGCCGGTTAAATTGCCGGTTACGGTTGTAGCGGTTATGGTCGTAGCAGTTACCGCTTGCAACGCTGACGCGCCAGTTACGGTTACGCTTTCAAATTCAGGGTCGCTAAACGCGACGCCTACAGCTTTTGTATTTGGCATGATGTTTCCTTTTAAAACAGGGGCCGAAACCCCCATTTAAGTTTAGGCAATACGGTACAAAGTCCAAGAACCTTCGCCAGTTTTACGGGCGAGGAAACGGGCGGATGTGCTTTCCAGCGCAACCATGTTGCCAACCAAAGTCCAACCTGTGCCCGCGGCAATAGTAACTTGGTAGGAAGCGTCAACCACCACAATTGCAAACTCGAAGGCTGCGTTTACTTTGGAAGCGCTGCTAATATCAGCTTCCAACAAAGCCACGGTGGGCAAAGTTGCAGTGATGTCGGCAGCAGAGTCGCTAGTAAACAAACCATTTGCTAATTGAGCCGCAGTTAAAGTTGCGTCAACAGTCAAAGCTGTTGGAGCGCCTTGAACAAACAGTTGTGCTTCGCCGGTATTGCCGTCGCCAAGCTGGTAGCCACCAGCGCCATTAGGTAATGCCATGATAATTTCCTTTAAAAGATGTTACGAAATGAAGCCCCCAAAGGGGCATTCAGATTAGCCCCAGATACGGCAGGCCATTTGTGGACGAATTGTGCTGAAACCGTACAAAACGTCAATACGGCAAGGCAAGCGATCGTTGTTGATGTCGTACTGGCGAACCACACGCAAGCTGATACCGTTATGAACGGCACGGGCAGCCATGTCAACGCCTTGGGGCAACAACAAGTCAGCGGTCGCAAATGTGATCGCATCTTTGTGATAAACCAAGTTCTGTGCGTACTGAGTAGATGCAGCACCAACAAAGGTTACAACACCACCAGTTGCAGGCAATGCGCTCATAGTGGCCAAAGCGTGTGTAGCAGAGTACATAGGAGCAACGGTCACAGTCCAAGTGCCACCCACGGCAGTAGCCGTAGTCAAAGCCACGAATTGGAACAATGAACCAGTAGACTCACGGGTCTGTGGGTTAACAGCATTGCAACCGCTGATAGTGAACACGTCACCAGCATTGATTGTGGTGACTACAGAACCTTGCTCCAACAGAATGGTTGCTGAACCTTCGGAAGTAACGCCGGGGGTCTTAACCAATGTAGAAGCAGAAGCGCTGCGTGAACCAGTTGTGTGTTGCTTGATAGACTGAGACATGTTGACTTCTTCAAAGCCCAACACGCCCATGCCCATCATGCCGTTCTTGAATTGCTTGCTGATAGTGTCTGTTGGGTTAAACAGACCTTTCATGCCTTCAACCAAGCCAGCGTTAGCAGCAGGGTTTACGGTAGCGTAACGTGGAGACATCACAGCAGCGTTTTCGTTCAGCTTCTGTTGGGCTTGCAACAAGACCAAAGAAGTAGAAGGAGTAGTGCCAGGTGTACCAACAGTGTTACCAATGGTTTTGTATGCGTTGGCGACGTCAGCATCAATAGAAGATGCCAACTGGCTGATACGAGGCTTAAGCACACGTTCTGCAAAGTCGTCCAACTGCATTGTCAATTCAGCAGATGTAAAGTTGACACCAATGTGCTTTTGTGAAGCAACAGTCAAAGTTGTGAACTGTTCGTTGTCGTCTTGCACTTGCAAGGCAGCACCATCAGTTACCAAAGCGCGGTCGGGTAAGCGAATACGCAGTGTAGAACCGATTTTAGCGCCTTCAACAGCAAAGCTGTCGTCGTACTGGCGGTTCACGTTACGGGTAATTACAAGGTTGTTCTCAAGGATTTCGAGAGCCTTACGGGTGATCATGTCGATCGTCAGAATACTATTAGACATTTAAAAGTCCTTTCAAAAGATTAACGGTTGCGTTGCGCTTCGTACTTACGAATCTGGCGATTGCGTTCGGCTTCGATCCAATCCGAGGTAGACATGGTTTTGATTGACCTTGGGTCAGTCGTGTCATGGCTCGGGCTTCCCGAAGACCGCGCAGTCACCGGACTAATAGGTGTTGGCGCAGAAGTTGTTTTCTTCACCGGAGGATTGTCAGACAATCTGACTTCAATCTTTCCG